TCAATTTTAAGAGCAGAAGATATTACTACTAAATTTAATAATTCATTCAAAAAGATCAGTAGCGGTACCGATTATTTTCTTTCAAATCCGGAAAAGAATCGGAAGTTAAATGATCCCGCAGTTGATGATCATACAAAAACTATTTACATTTTGACCAAGGAGCTTGGTGATACTCTACAAGTATTGTATGCGGCAATTCATACGCAGAGTATTAGAAACCCATTGAATTCAGTTCTATTTACAGTTGACGAAACTGTACTTGCCCGTTCAAGACTTTCGGGATTATCTGTTGCAATGCAGGAAAGGGATGATATAATAGATGAATTAGTATGCAATTACTATTTGCCTATTAGTACTCCGGCAGATTTACTACGACAACAAAAATTAATAAAACGTACAGAAGCATTGCTGATAAATAATAGTTTAATTAAACGAATTAGGAGAGTTATTACTTATGGATTTAAGTTTGATAATACAGATTATCAATTAAAACCCGGAGTAGCTGTACTATTTGAACGCTTAATAACTATAATTGAAACTCAATTAAATAATATTATTAGCTCTCCTCATCAAGGTACATTAGATGAGTATGAACTCCTACTTGCAGAACACACAGTTATTGATATTTTTAAGGAACAAGGTAAGAATAATATAATTCCTAACCGTGTTACCGATCGAATTTTTCATACAATATACCGCGATACAGGTCTTGATTTTATTAGTAAGTGGTGTGATGATCAGAGACGTGAACATCCTGGTGAAAGAAAACGTTTCATAAATCTCCTACTTGAACTATCCGATGGAACACCTCAGGTTGAATATTCAAGTCCCGCACCTTCTTCCGCCAAACGCCGACGATTTAATACACCAACAGAGGGAGGTGGTAATGTTGAAGACAAAACTCTAACTGAAGAGTTTTTAGATGTCGTCATGAAATTTACCGATGAAGAAACGGCAGAAGATTTCTTACTTACAATTTATAATCAATTAAACTATATCGGAAGAACACCCCTAAATTCAAAAATTGTCCAACAGTTATTTCAACATGTACTTGAATTAATAAATTTAAACTTTAAAGATTTCAGCACTGCGTATGCATACTTGAATAAAACAATAGGGGATGAAATTCGTGCTGAAAAAGAAAGAAGACTTTCTACAATTTTTAAAATGCCATCTATGTATGTTGATGATCATCCAATGAAAACAATGAAACGTAAGTTAGTTTCTGCCACGGCCGGAAGTAACACTCGCAGAAAACTTCCTGTTAAGAAGTAATGTCGTTTATCATAAAAAGTCTTGTATCCCAACTACCTGGATTAATTGAGGGTAGTCTACAGACTATTGAAGACCTTATTGGTCCTCAGCTAACTGCTCTAAAGCAGCAGCATGCCGACCACGCCGCGAAGTTCTTAGAAAACTGGCGCGCACTAAATACTTTTATTGAGGAGAAGTTACAGGGAATATCTACAGCTGTAAAGGCTACTTATGCAAACTATAAACCTCAGTTTCTGCATGCCCCCGCTTCACCTCCAGCTCAAAGCTCACAATTAGTTCCAATCGGAGAAGAACATAATCCATTTGGATCAACAGATCCACTTGGCAATTTTGTAGCCAAGCCTCTTCCTCCAGCCCCAACTGCTCAGCCCGCTCCAGCAGCTAACTCTTCTTTCTCTAGTTTATTAAGCTCGCTTACAGGTACTGCATCTAATCTTACTAATTCGGCAAAACAGAAAATTAATACTGCTCGCCAGCAGTTAGCAAAGAAGGGTGGAAAGAAACGCAAGGGTTCTAATAAAAAACGAACTCGTCGTGCTCAGAATCGTAAGTGAATAAAATGACAGCTTCAATTCAGTATAACCCATTCAATTCAAAAAATCGCTTGTTTACCAATACGGATATTCAAGCGATTCTTCTGAAACATAGTTCCGATTACCGAGTTCAAAAGAATGAACTCTTTCAGCAAGCTATGGTTCATTCTTCATATGTAAAAAGGGCAGAATACACAAGCCCAACCGGTGAACCTGCTCAATTAGCAGAGTGTCCAAAACACTGTCTTGGTCTTTTCGATGAATCATATGAACGACTAGAACATCTAGGAGATTCAATTTTGGGGGCATGTATTTCCACGTACCTAATGAAACGATTCCCTCAAGAAAATGAAGGATTTATGACGGATTTGAAGAAGGAAATTGTATGCAATGAAATGCTTGGACAACTTAGTCAAAAAATTGGTTTAGATAAGTTCTACATTATTTCACGTCACAATGAAGATGTGTGTGCTGGTCGAACGAACTTCAAGAAACTAGGAGATATCCTAGAAGCATTTCTTGGAGCACTGTGGACTGATTCGGATGATTTTAAGACAGTATACGAATTTGTAATCTGTCTAGTTGAACGTTATATCGATATACCCAAGATTCTAATGAATAACCGCAATTTCAAGGAACAGCTTCAGAAACTTTATCAATCAAAGTTTCATCATACTCCAACGTACTTGGCTCTCACTTCATCTTTGAACTCTTATACTATGGCTGCTATTGATGAAAAAGGTAACCATCTTGGTATTGGAACGGCTCCTACAAAAAAACAGGCTGAACAGTTAGCAGCCAAACAAGCTATTGAACGACTCACGCCAGCGTGATCTTCTTCTCGCGAGGAACATGACGTACAAGTAGTTCACGACCAGCCCCAGCAGCTTCAGGAGCACCTTCAATAGCGCGAAGGACATCAGCTACACGCTGAGGTTGATCAGCAAATTGTAACAGTAGTTGAGTCCGTATAGTATCGCGACGGAGAGCAGGGCGAGATGAACGAACAGAGCGACTAAGACCACCCTTTCCCTCAATGGCAAAGTTATCAACCTGATTATCGCGCATATACTTCAAAATCTCTTCAGAACCCTTATTTTTCTTATCCTTCAGTTCCTTAATCTGCTTACGAAGTTCCCTCTCCTGGTCATCATATGCAATCCAGTTCTTCAAAATTTCCTTAACCTTATTAGTTTCCTGCGCGTCCTCTTCGGCCATTTAGCTTTATTATTCTTTCTAGTTGAAAACCTCTTGCCACCTTCGGGACTTTTAGATTCTTCACCAAGTTCAGCTGCATCAACAATGTACTGTCCAACAAATGGTATATTTCCTATTTCATCCTTACTATCAAGAACAACATCATTTGCATGCTCGGCTTTTGTGATTAACTTTACTATTGCCGGACCAATTCCTGGTAAAAATGTAATAAAGTGAATTATTGATTGGGCAAAATTACCTTCGGCGAATGCCAGTATAGATCCAATTGAAGCTGCAATTCCGGTAAAAAGCACTACAACTGCTAATCCAATAGGTCCGCCAACATCTCCAGCAATTCCATTTACTCCCGATACAAACGTTTCAATTAATCCATGAACTGTAGTACTCATCAGCCGATAAGATCCATCTCCAACAACACCCTTTACAAAGTTTACTGGCATTTGAGAAAGACCTATTCCATATTCAATTGGTGTTTCTAAAAATGACGGAATATAGTTATCTTTTATATATGTTGAAAAATTGTTAATAAGTGCTTCTGTATGCTTATACTCATTATCATTACCAGCTCCACCGCGTTTGTTTAGTCCTCGAAATACCAGCTCTGCCTGTTCTTCATTAAACACCGGATGCTTTTTAGCCTTATCGTAAAAAATATCATTTTGGATATCTTTTGGCGAAGTGTACTTCTTCTTTTTTAAATAGATATACAATTCCATGATTTTTAAAATCTTTTCATTGTAACTGGTCTTACGAAATTGAGAATCAAGGTAGTGTTTGACACCCTTCTCTTTTTTTGTTAGTGGCCCATACACCCATACCATTATTTATTACCCACAAAACAATGGATGATAATTTGGGTGTAGTATCTTGGAACTCTCAATTAGAAAAAATACTATCAGATGAAGGCGAAAGATGTTTATGTTATTCATGGCTTCACGACAGATCTGAAAAGAGGTATTCTAGACTACACACTTCAATAACATTGCCGTCAATTGTCATGGCAACCCTTGCTGGGTCTGCTTCAATTGGAAGTACCTCGTTGTTTGCAAAGACTGAAATCGCAAATGTTGTTATTGGTATTATAACCTTGTCGGTAGGTCTGTTAACAACAGTATCTAACTATTTCAGTTGGGCAAAACGATCAGAATCTCATCGTATAGCCGATATAACGTACAAAAAGATTTATAAATTCATCTTGATAGAGTTATCTCTTCCAAGAAGTGAACGTATGTCAGCAAAAGATATGCTGAAAACCATCAGAGATGAAACTCAACGATTAGAAGAAACGAGTCCTCAAATACCGGATACAGTCATTAAAGAATTTAAAAAGAGATTTAGCGACTCAACTCCTGAAGTCACAAAACCCGAAATCACGAATGGGTTGGATCCAATTTATGTCTACCCATCAGACCTAGATTCTCCAATGATAGGGGGGGCTAAAGGAAAAATATCGGAGATGATGCTTGATCCAATGTATCGTAGTCCAAAACCGTCAGTTTTAATTCCTGGAGAATCTACTGTAAATATTAAAGGTATTGCAAATCCAATTAAAACTTCCAACGACGATCGCATTCCAAACAATTTACAAATGTTGTCATCGGTTCATCTGCCGACCGTGTCTGCATCTGATAATAATCACACTTAGACTTCTTCTTACATACAGAGCACCACAGGAAGATAGATGCGCTATCATTCTTGGAATAGAGCTTCTTTTCAGACTCAATAATCTTCTCAATAGCCTCTTTCCATCGAGCAGGACACATATCCATGGCTGTCATTTCAGCAAAGTTTCGGGGAGTAATTTCACCACGCTTAAGTTTGGAAGCCCAGTCTTCCTTATTTTGGACATATCCTGATAGACCACGCAAGTTTTCGTACAGAGAAATAGCACGGCTACGGTACATATTCCAAAAGATACGATTACCCCAATCTACTTCCATATTTTCCTTGATTGCTTGGTCACTCACTACATGAAGCATATTGTCTTCCACCTGTTTAGCCAACTCTAAATCTCCAAGAACTTCGTTAAAGTTTTCTACAACCTTGTCTCGAAGAGCACAGTCTACAAACACATTCTTAGAGCGAGAATGAATCGGCTTAGTGATTTGAATAACATTACGTTCATCATCTTCTTCTTCATACTCATCTTCTTCATGACCTTCTTCGTCATCATTTTCATCTACTTCGTTCTCTTCCTCCTCCTCTGCATCAGCAAATGTCCACTCCTGGTACAGTGTCTCATACTCTGACGCTTTTAAGTTCGTATAGGAACTAATGTGTGGATCATAAGTATCCTGATCATCATTTGATGATGATAGAATTACAATATTACCTGAATATGTCTCTTCATCAAATGGAGATGGAAGCATATGAATATTTTCGTCATCTTCAGAAGAACATGCAAAGATACTTAGCCAGCGATCCTTAAGTGGATCTTGAATCTTACCTTGAAATTGAATATTTGGGTTCTTATACTTCTTACGAATCCACTCAAGAACATCTGTGGTCTTGGCTGGAATTGTGATATCTGAAAGTGCACCAGTGGTTGCAATTGAAACTCCGACTGTCATTGCTATTTAAGTTGGTAACACATGTAAGTTCGTTTTGCAAAATGGATTTTTTAGTCTTAGTTAAATAACTGTTAACCATGACTTCAAAGTATGTTCCTCCGCATAAGCGCAATCAAACTAACTTACCCCCACCACCTTCAGGAAATCTTGAGCGGCAGGTGGCTGTATGTGTTCCACCTGATAATGATTTTGTTCCTCTTGTGTCTAGTGTTTCAAAGATGTCTAGTGGTAGTTCTATGAGTTGGAAATCGGTAAAGTTTGAGAATATTCACGACACAAATTTGCCCACACCTACTGCATCAACTAAGAAGAACATTTCAGTTCGTAAGACAACGCCAAATCCAATTACGGAAATATTCTATGATTCAGATAGTGAAGCCAATTCTGATATTGAAGAGGTTCATCATCCCGAGCCATTGAATTCTGATGGATGGACTCTTGTAGAGAAGAAGGTTAAGCCTAAGCGCGATAAGATACAGGAGGCTATTGATAACGGCGACGCTCAACTTTCGGATCAAGAGGAAGAGGACAGTTATTGGGATGAGCAGCCGGAGGAATATGAGACTTACTGGGATCGTAAGCCCTAATTGGCATTTGTGGTATCTAACGCATCTGCCAGCTTTACTGGACCCTTAGACGTGTTAACTGCAGTATTGCTAACTTTCCATATCAAGCTGCGGGTATACTTAGCAAATGATTGGGCTGCAGTATTTAAGCCTAAAAGAATAGTAAGCTCTCCTGAATATGTCCATGCAGCCCAAACAGCTAATCCAAAAGCAGCAATTGTAAGAACCGCCTCAAAAAAAGAAACA